GGTTGAAAGACAACTTCAGAATCTCCGACGAGTTCTGAAATGGGTCCGGGTAGAACGGCGAGATCTCCCATGTCGACAACTGCGCTTCCCTTTCCAGAGATTGCCTTTTCGACTTTTCCAATTGTCTTCTCCAGTTCACGGGCGTAACTTCTCTGGTCTTCAGCTTTCTTTGTTGACTGCGCTGCTTTCTTCTTTGCAGTCCGTAATCTTTTCTGTGCAGCACGACGAGCACGTTCAGCGGTGGATAGCTGGTACGTTGCTTTTGGTGCGTTGGGGTCCTTTGGGGGACGACCCGCTTTACGCTTGGGTGCGTTGGTTTCGCTCAAAGCTTAGTTCTTTTCTGCTGACTTTTCTGCAGAACGACCTTTGCTATTTGGGTTGGCTTCGTTCCACTGCTTCATGCCGCGTTCGATCATTTCTTTGTCGTCGCCGTAGACACGAACGAGGTGATTGTACGCATCACGCTTGTTCATTTCGGTGAAGTCTGTCATCATGTCTTTAGCAGACTGGTAGATGTTTCCAAAAAATTCCATAGGGCTATTCCTTGTAGTTTGCTTTGCGTCCGCGACAGACCTTACCACCCGGAGCATAGTTTTCTCTTTTTGCTTCTTTTGGCTTTGACTTAGGAAGCTTCATTCCTAGTTCTGTGCTGTAGGTCTTATACGCCATACTGACATCTTCTGCTTTACGACGACTACGATCTCGTGATTTAGGTGTATCTCCGACTGTTCTTGCTACATTTTTATATGTTTCAGAATCGAACTCACGAAGACGAACGTTACTGTTCATCAAAGTATTTCGAGATTTATCTTTTGGTACGGCAGCAATGTTTTTATTTGCGACAATTTCGTCATAAATCTTTTTTTGTGCTGGTGTCAAATCTCCAACTTCAGACTTTGTAATTTTACGAAAGCCTTCATTGAATTTGGCACGATACTTATCGTATTCGTCGAGTTCAGCCATCGATCACGACCTCTTTCTTTGGGGGTAACAGAACTACGCCGTGAACGGCGGTTACGTTGTGGTTGATTTGTTCTTGTTTAGCTACGCCGACGCGATTGAGGAGCGATTCGGCAGCTTTGAGACGCAAGTCGTCTCCACGTTCTGGGGCGGGGTTGTCTATCGTTGAAATTACGCGGTTAGCAGCCTTTAAAGCGTTGGTTGCAAGGACTTGCTTGGTACGTTCTATGATTTCATCGGATAGGGTAGATTTGAGCCACGCTGCTGAACCACGTGAGTAGCCTGCATCGAGGGCTGCAGCGGTGACCTGACCACCGTTTTCAAATAGCAACTCTAGGAATTGTTCCTGTTGTGGAGTCAATTCCCTTTTCTTGTGTGTCTGGGGTAACAGGTTCATCGTTTTTTTCCGAAACCGACGCACATTTCCACCGAATATTGAGTTCGAAGAGGTTTGCTTGGGTTACGAAGGATGCCATCTCGTCTACACGAGCCTTACAGGCTTCTTTTGTTTCGTAGGGACCCCTCGTATCGTTGAGTTCGTGGCACGTGTCGGGCGAAACCGACAGGCAGACAAGTATTGCTGCTTCGTAGAGCATGTCGATTTCCTGTGAAAAGAGATGTGGGACCGATAACTTAGCCTACACGTCCCTTTTTCAAGGTTAATAATAGGATTTTGTCGGACTGCGCTAGATAATCTAGCCCCACAACCCAAGTATAGCCCCTAGATGTATGTAAGTCAACAGGAAATATGGTATCGGATACTTTTTTTATAAAAAAAATTAAGATGTGGTCGGTTTTTGGTTGACAAATGGCGATTTTACCTGTATGATGAGGGTAAGACCCGCCGGGAAATAACCCCCATACCTACCGGGACACGTCGGGACACGTAATACGTCGGTTTTGTACCCCATTGGGAGATCCCTTTGGGGTCTTTTTTTGTCTCGATCACGGGGGCTATCCCAATGGGGACCCCCTACACGTCGGTTTTATTCCCATATCGATAACCCTCAAGGGTAAAATTGCTGTCGACATTGCATAGCAAATGCCGGGGGGGTGGGGTGGCTCCTGCGTGCCCGTCAACCAAGCAAATTTATTTATCCCCATCGGTGATGCCCAAGGATGCAACCACACCGGCAACCCCAACAAACCAACCCGCCATATATCCCCGCCGAATATCCCGCGCCCGCATATATGCGCGTAAGCTGTTTTGTCATATCGGTTATTTTAAGGGCAAACAATAAGGGTCAATATAACTAACAACACAGCGGAATAGCCCCGCCCAGATTATCCCGCAATAACAACCCGCAAAGATATTTACTAGGGGTTATCCCAAAAAGAAACCCGCCGGACTAGCCAAGCGGGTTCAAGTGGAGGGAGAATGCGTCGGTTTCGTTAGTCGGTTTTGATGATCTTTAGCTTTTCCTGATACGCTTTAACGGTGTTTTCTCTATCGAATGAATAGGCCGGAAGTCCTGCCATTTTCATAATCTCGCGCAAACAATCCATCTGGTTATAAATGCTATCGGTCATATTGCGGATAGTAACAAGCTGATCTTTATCCAATACAACGAGGTCAGATGCGCGGGTTTCTTCGGTAATATTCAAGACTGATTTACTCATTGGTTTAGTTCCTTTTCTATTCGTTGGTTTCAAGAATTGGCAAAACGTGGTTAAAAAGATTGTTTTTCACAATTTCGCCGGTTTCATTATCTTCGATCAAATCATCTTCCTTTACAAGACAAGAGACGGACAAGGCACCATCAAAGCCGCCATCGGAACATTTGGTTCGCCAGTCGCTGGTATTTCCCAAATGAATAGCGATTTCATAGCCGCGACAGTCAATGTAAACGGAGCCAAATTCGGGGTCAAAGGTAAGGTCTACACCTTCGAATAGTTCCCCGCTGATAAGCTTAGAAAGGCCGCAAGCGGTAAAGTCAATACTCACCTTTTGATCAGCCGGTGCAAACCTTCTCGCTGTTTCGATCATTTGTAAAACGTTCATCGGTTTAGTTCCTTTTCGTTGGTTTCGTAGGACGGGACAACATCGCCCCGCCCCAATGTTATAGCCGCCTATCGTTTAACTTGCAAGGCGGTATTTAGGCCGCTGGTATCCGATCCGGTTGCATTCGATTTTATAGCCCCGCTTTCGAAGCTTATAAATCGCTACTTCCACTGCCTTATCGCTCATACCGGTTTCGCGAACTAGGGTCTTTTTATTGATCCCATATTTGCGAATGGCAAGGCAACGATACACCCGCCCCAGTGATGAATTCGTAAGAAAACCGCGCTTACTTTTACCGCGCTGGCCTACAGTCTTTTCGCCGTTGCGATCCGCAAAGATAGCCGCAAGGAACCGCTGCGCTGCGGCTTGCTGGCGTTCGTTGATCTCTCGCAAAACAGTCGCCCGCTCATCGTCACGAATAGCCTGTTCCATGCGGTCGGTAAGGGTTGCAAATTCAGTGATTAGATTTGTTGGAATTTTAGTCATCGGTTTAGTTCCTTTCGTTGGTTGCTGATTAGATCGTGATAAAGAGCGTTACTAGGGCAATCAGCAAAACCACAAGTAACATTCTATAAACAACATACAAGCCTTCTAGTTTAGGGTTCATTACGCTGCTACCATTCCTGCATGATTTAACCATGCGTCAGACTGGACAAGGTTTCGAACAGCCAGCGATTTATCCAAACGTTTCTTTTCATCCCGCCCGCCTTTCTTGGCATCGGGCAGATGCGTTGACCAGTGGGTAAGGGCATTAAATGCCGCCCACATTGTTTGACCTAATTCGCGGGTTTCTTTCCCGTACAAGTCAAGCAACGTTCCTAGCTTGCGTTGGTTTACCTTCAATTCGTCATTATTTGCGGCAACCTTTCCAACCTTGTCGATCATGCCGGAATCGATTAACACGTCATTAAACTGCTTTTCAGTCATGCGGATTTCGCGATATGCCTGCATTGTTTCCCGCTGGTTATCCCACATTTCAAGTCCCAAAACGCCTTTGGTGATCAGTGCGCCGCTGCTCATATTGATAGTATGCTTTGCCTTTTGGTGATATGCCTTTTCGCCACCAAAAACCAACGTATTGCGGCAAAGATCACGATATGCCCCGCTGAACACTTGCAGCGTCCAACTCTTATCAACACTATTGAAGATATCCAGACGACACCGGCTAACATCCTCTTGGCCTGTTCTCGTCCTGCTGCGGTCGATTAAATCGTGAAAATAGATTGTCCGGTGAACACGCAACCCCTCTTGATATATCCGGTCGCAAACTTCAACATTGCCCAAATAATCCCGAAGCCCGGAGCGGCTTAAAATGTCGGCTTGTTCCCGCATCAAAGCATCATGGGGGGTCAGGTTATAGGTCGCACGATTGAACGGTACAACATCAACAACCCGATTTGTGCGGGTATTTTGCAAAGCGTGGTATTTCATACGCTGCATATCAACAATGCCATTCGGGTCGGTCGTTACTGCTTCCACCGGCACCGGCTCGAAGCTGGCGAATTCATGGTATAAGCTGCAATCATTTACGTCATGATGAACGCTAAAAATATCTTCGCCTTTTGGTCGGGCGTTCTCGACTGCTTTGGTTTGTATTAAATCGAACATGGTTAAAAGTTCCTTTCGGTTTGGTTGTTGGCACAGTCTTTGCAACCGGCCTTGATTTGTTTATGCCAGCCGCTGCCGAATCGGTCAACAAGAAAAGTTAAATAAAAACGGGACGGGAAATCGATCCCGCCCCGCCCCATTTGGACAAGCCCCGCTACTCAACTTGCCCGATGATGCCACCGCCGCCGGAGAACCAACAACCGCTACGGCATGACACCCCAAAAAATAATAGCGTCGCCTTGTTTGTCACGTCAATGTGTCACAAACAAAATCTGTTTATCCGGTGCAGACCAACACAAGGTACAGGTCGCGCACGATTCCGCCGCGCCGGTTTGTTCAGGACAAACAATAGATTTTCCTTTGGTCGGTTTGTAAAGGTCGGCACTATTCGCGCTGAATTGCCAATCAGGTGCGTTGCTAAAACGGACGTTGAACCGGTCGGAAAAGCTGCCCCTAACGGCGCGAAGGGCAAGCCCGATATCGCTGTTTGGCTCATAGCCGGTAAAACCCCAAACCGCCAAGTTATCAAATTTAGATAGTAGATGCTGCCAGACTGCAACATAATTGACAGAATAAAAGTCGCCCAGAACGTGCAACCGAACCATCACGCCTTTATAGGTGGCACATAGTTCTTTTATTTCTTCTTTTATGCGCTGCTCTAATTCGCTGCCATGCTGCAACCGGTGTGCCCACATCATATTATTACCATAGCAATTGTCCCAATGGTAACACGAACGGGGACAGGTGGCACGTTCTTCTAGTGTTAGGGTATAGATAACATAACCGGCAAACTTGCCTTTTTTAATTACCGGTAGTTTATCTTTAGATAGTTTTGCATTCTTGGATTGTTTTAAAACATCATGCGAATAATCCGCCAGCAGTTTAACTGATTTGGGATACATGGTCGCGGCTGGCTTGTTTATATCTGCTTTTTTCATCGGTTCGGTTCCTTTGTTGGTTAGTTAGTTTGGAAACGTTACGGATAAAATCCGGTATGGTCAAGTGGTAAAATTCGCTGGCCTTGTCTTTTTAAATAACATTCAGGACAAGAAAGCAGCCCGTTCTCGTTGGTCATGGCTGGTTCCCCGCAATCATCACAACGATATGCGGGATTTAGTGTGGTTGGTTTGTCAGGCTTTTGTCTAGAAGTTTGGCGTGTAAAATTTGCCATCGTTCAGTTCCCTTTTTAGCGTGGTTAGTTTGTCACGTTCGGCATTTGTCACAGGTTCACCGTTCCAGTCTTTGTCACTGATTTGTCTGTTTAGTGTCCGCCATTTGTCAGCAACGTTTGTCAGGCGTGGATCGCTTGCCGCGTTGGGGTATCGTGGCGTGATTGTGCTTGTCATCTCTTGCCTCAAATATAACTATAATTAAACTCAGCGTCTAAGCCATGCCATGCTTGTTCGTAGGCATAATCCCAGTTGCTATGATAACCAGTCTCAACATCGTGGTCTGCTTGTCTCTTAGCCCAGTGGTCTAGGCTAGGTTCGTGGTTGAGGGGCAATTCTTCTTGAAATTCGATTGTCATATGTACTTACTCCAGTAGTTGTCCCAAGCTTCACGCAACATATCAGCATATTCTCTGTCGTTGTGCAAGCCCAAGAAATCGCGGTGCGGTTCCATCTCTTGCATGAACTCCCCAAAGAATTCACAATTGCCTATCTTACTGTTGGCAATATGCCAGAAGTCTTCTTCTAGTTGCATTGCCCAAGCTTTGACCTTACCCATCAAAATTCTCCATCATAACCATGAAATTTGATATATTCTTTTATCTTATCTTCTGCGTCTTTAACGTGACCATATATGTCATCTAACGTGCTGTCAACTATGTCTGCATTTTCTAGAATTGTAGCTGCCTCATGCAAGAACGCCAAGATATCCAAGCTGGTAAATTCAGATAGAACGTGTAGGTCACCTTCACCATCACAAACATCACATTTACCATAGGTGCTATCTATCCAGCCACCATTGGCGTGGTCGATGACAGGTTTGTCGTATTCGGCAATGCCGCCACCGTCACAAGCGAGACAGGTTTTAGTTACTGTTGACATTATTCTTCTCCCAATCACTAAGGCTTCCATGCTCCAACACCCAAAGAACTTCGGCATCGTACCCATCGACTAGGGCTACTGCCTCTCTCAAGGCTTTTGCTTCTGCCT